TCGATGCAAGCGTCGCTCAACAAACAGCGACCAAGGCGAAAGCCGCAGGCATTGAGGCATTGGCGATGGTACACGATTCTTTTGCGACGCACTCAACGCATTGTGATAAGTTGTCACAGTTAACAAGAGAGACTACAGCCGATATATTTTCTACTGATCAACTCGCAAAGTTTCGCGACGAGATCTCAACACAAACAGAGAAGGAGTTACCTGAGCTACCGACATATGGAAAGTTAGATCCAAAGGACGTGTTAGACTCACAATACTTCTTCGCATAAAAGGAGATAACAACAACCATGAATACACTAACCACACCTATAGGTACAGCTCGTTATTGCTGGCTTACTAATCCTTCAAAGGGACAATACGACGGAGAGCACGGTCTTTACCGTTGTGAATTAGTCCTGGAGAAATCAGATTGGGAGGCGTTAAAAACGCAGCTAAAGCCTATCTATGACACAGCTTACGATGCAGAATGCAAGAAGCAAGGTAAGGAACTAAAGAAAGCAGAAACGCCTTTTAAGATCGACGCTGAAGGCAATCACTACATCAAGACGAAATTGAAAGCAGGAGGTATTGATCGTAATAACAAACCTTACACGCTATCAGTCGCTCGTCACGATTCACAAGGTAACCCAATCACTGATGACACTATTGTCGGAGGAGGCAGCCGGATCAAACTAGGAATTAAAGTACGTCCTTGGTTTGTCGGGCAACACGGATTTGGAATCACACTTGAACCACACGCTGTACAAATTATTGAGTTAGCAGAGGTTTCAGGCGGTAGTAAATTCGACTTCACATCAGAAGAGAACGGTTACACACATGGCGGAGAGAGTTACGAGTTCTCCGAAGAAAAACCTAATGCCGAAACGAAAGAGGAGAACAAACCGCTCGCGGCGGACTTCTAATTTTCGTTCTGGATTTGAAGCGAAGACCGCTGACTATTTGAGGCGGTTGGGCATCGAGTTCGAGTACGAAAGTTTGAAGATCAATTATATGCGAGAAGCTACATACACGCCTGACTTTATATTACCTAATGGAATCATCGTTGAGACTAAAGGGCTATGGAAAAGTGAGGATAGAACGAAGCACTTGCTGATCAAAGAACAACATCCCGAACTCGATGTCCGTCTTTGCTTTCAAAATGCATCAAATAAAATACGAAAAAACAGTAAGACTACATATGCTATGTGGTGCGAAAAGAAAGGAATAAAATACTGTGATAAAACCATACCAAAATCATGGCTGAATACAAAGAAATGCACACGCCGTGTCCAACTTGCGGGTCAAGCGATGCCCGATCAGTCTATCTAGATGGACACACTCATTGTTTTAGCTGTGGCGAAACAGTTCAACCCAATAAACGAATGGAACCACAACAAGAAACCCAACAATCAACATTTATACACAATGGAGAATATACTAATCTTAACCGGAGAAACTTAACGGAAGCTACTTGTCGCAAATGGGGATACCAAACAGCGATAGTAAACGGAGAGCAAGCACAGGTAGCAAACTATCGTAGTCGTGACGGTAAACTCGTCGGTCAGAAAATCAGATTCGCAGATAAGTCATTCAAGATACGAGGCGAGTTAGTCGGCTTATATGGTCAGCATTTATGGCGTGACGGTGGAAGAAAGGTCGTAGTGACTGAAGGTGAGATCGATGCTTTATCCGTAAGTCAGGCATTCGGACACAAGTGGCCTGTCGTTTCCATTCCGCATGGAGCACAGTCAGGAAAGAATCATGTATCACAAGCTCTTGATTGGCTGGAACGCTTTGAAGAAGTGATCTTTATGTACGACATGGACGATGTGGGGCGTAAGGGAGCGACGGAATGTGCGGCGTTATTAACGCCAGGTAAGGCGAAGATAGCAGAGCTCCCGTTAAAAGATCCTAATGATATGCTGGTAGCTAACCGTTCAAAGGAGTTAGTGGATGCTGTGTGGCAAGCACGGGAATATCGTCCTGATGGAATCGTCGGGGCCGAAGAACTATGGGAAAAGATTACCGAAGTAAACAACGCGGAGACAGTGCCGTATCCTTACGACGAATTAAATCGAATGACATTTGGTTTGAGACGAGGAGAACTGGTTACATTGTGTGCAGGTTCAGGGATAGGTAAGTCGTTGTTCTGCAGGGAGATAGCATATCATCTATTAGAGCAGGAACAAACGGTAGGATATATCGCGCTCGAGGAGAGTGTCAGACGGACAGCCTTGGGAATCATGGGACTACATATCAATAAACAATTGCATCTTGAAGACGATGTTCATCATGAAGCGTTACGACCTGTATTCGAAGAGACGGTAGGTAACGGACGCTTTTATACTTACGATCACTTCGGTAGTTGTGACTCAGATAATCTATTAAATCGCATCAGATACCTATGCAAAGGACTGAACTGTAAATGGATATTCCTTGATCACCTGTCGATTGTAGTGAGTGGCTTTGACGGCGATGATGAACGACGCTTAATCGACAATACCATGACGAGACTAAGGTCGCTTGTTGAGGAGACTCAATGCGGAATGGTTCTTGTCAGTCATCTGAAGCGACCACCAGGCGGTGGACACGAAGAAGGACACGCCACATCCCTGTCACATCTGCGAGGATCTCATGCGATACCGCAGTTGTCGGACATGGTGATAGGCTTGGAGCGTAATCAACAATCGGAACAAGAAGCAAACCAAACAAAACTACGCGTATTAAAGAATCGTTTCAGTGGCGACACAGGCGAGGCGGGTACGCTTTACTTCAACAAACATACAGGGAGATTAAATGACAAGGATACAACGGGGTTTAGACCTATTAATACTAACAATCAAACGGTGGATACGAATCCTTTTTAAACGATGAGTAAACCACTGACATTATACTTCGACATAGAAACCAACGCGATTGAGGACTTCACATTACTGACAGATTTAGAAGTCATTCATTGTATTTCTATCTACGAACCACAATCCGAAAAGATCGTCACCTATAGCGGAACTTCTATTGAAGAAGGACTACGACAATTAGACAGGGCGACTACTATCGTCGGTCACAATGTAATAAACTTCGACATTCCTGCGATACAGAAGCTATACCCTTGGCGACCTAAGGCACGGATCTTGGATACATTGGTATCTTGTCGTGCGGTGGATAGCGACATTGCATTACTTGATGCTGTCCGTGAAGACTTCCCTCCTGAACTGATGGGATCGCATAGTCTGAAAGCTTGGGGCCATCGATTAGGTATGGAGAAGATTGAGTTCGGGGAGGAATCATTTGATAAGTTCTCGAAAGACATGCAGTTATACTGTGAGAACGATACGATCCTAACCGCTGCTGTCGGTCAATACTTACGACAAGAGAATCCAGCTACCAAGATGTTGAACATCGAGCACAACTTCGCTCGACTGATGCGAGCCCAAGAGTTTCGTGGCTTCGCGTTTGATGAGGATAAAGCTAGAGAACTTGTACGCGTATTAACGACGAGAAGGGCGGAGCTGACAGACGACCTGCAAAAGATGTTTCCACCTGTAGTCGAAGAGATGAAGACTCCGTTGGGATGGAAGCTCGAGATTGAATGGGAGAAAGGGATAGAAGTTATAGTTGCCGATACTCAAAAGCAGATTAAAGAGGCTTTAAAAGTAAGGAATCTTAAACAAGTTCTAGTTAAGAACGCGGTAAGACTAGAGAATAAGACAAAACAGATACCGTTTAACCCTAGCAGTCGTGATCAGATAGCAGATCGCTTGAAGGAACTTGGATGGAAACCAAAGGTATTTACTCCTAACGGAAAACCAAAGATCGATGAAAGTGTATTGGAAGCAATAGATCATCCATCTGCTCGAAAGTTAAACGAGTACCTTATGGTATCCAAGCGTCTGTCGATGTTAGACGAAGGAGATAACTCCTGGTTAAACTGCGTAAGAAACGGACGCATCCACGGGCGTGTCAATTCAGGAGGAACCGTGACAGGTAGATGCACACATTCGTTTCCCAACGTCGCACAAGTACCCGCAGTACGCGCTCCCTACGGCAAGGAATGTCGTGAGTTATTCCGAGCCGGAGATGGATACAAGCTTGTCGGTTGTGACGCAAGTGGACTCGAGTTGAGAATGCTCGCCCATTACCTCGCTATTTATGACGGTGGTAACTACGCTAAGGAACTACTGACGGGAGACATCCATAGTCATAATCAAAAGAAAGCGGGATTGGAAACACGTGACCAGGCTAAGACTTTTATCTACGCCTTTTTATACGGAGCAGGTCCGGTGCGTATCGGCGACATAGTCGGAGGTACAGCGAGAGATGGTAAGATATTACAGAAAAGATTCCTGGCATCACTGCCCGCTTTAGCTCGATTAAAGAGCGAAGTGGAAGATCGGGTAAGAAAGCACGGCAGACTACGCGGTATTGATGGTCGCGTATTACCGATAAGATCCGAGCATTCTGCATTAAACACTTTGCTACAATCAGCGGGAGCTGTCGTTATGAAGCAGGCTTTGATCATGTTACACAACCAACTCGCTGGTAACGCGTGGGAGATCGGTAAGCATTACGCGTTTGTGGCGAACATCCACGACGAGTTCCAAGCGGAGGTAGTCGAGGACAGGGCTGAACGCTACGGAGATCTGGCAGTTCGTGCACTCCGATGGACAGGTAAGCATCTGAAGATGAGATGTCCGCTTGATGGCGAGTACAAAATTGGTTATACTTGGGCCGACACCCATTAGTATATGCCTTCATCTAACGCCCAACGCATTGGCACGATTGCGGAATACAAGTTCATTGTCGCTTGTTTGGAACGCGACTTTGAGCCACATCTGTCAATCACTCCAATGCCCTGGGATTGTCTGCTTGCCTGCCCCGCAGGTGACCTCAGAGTACAAGTTAAATCCACAAGCTTCCGCAAGGGGCAATCATATAATGTGGTAACTGCATCGGGATGCACGGGCAAGTCGGAATTGTCTAGTGATGTTGATGTTGTCGCTTGTTATGTAAGTCCTGAAGATACATGGTGGATGATACCAAGAGATGAGTTGACAAGTAAATCGATCAAGCTAAACCCGGAACCTGATAGCAAAAGTAAATACAAAAAATACCAAGATAACTGGAGCATATATTACAAATGAAAACGACACTATTAATAGACGGCGATGTACTCGCGTACCAATCCGCATTCATCGCACAAACAAACTTCCAATGGGAAGAAGAACTATGGACAGTACAAAGCGACCTAGCTATCGCCAAGGAATGGATCGTAGATCGATTGGCAACCTTCAAGGAGAAAACAAATGCGGATGATTACATCCTAGCTATAAGTGACCGCAATAACTTCCGCCGTAAACTATTCCCTGATTACAAAGCTAATCGTCGATCTAAGTTTGCACCGATAGGACTAAAGCCTATACGCGAATGGCTCGACCAGGAATACGGTACAGTTATCTATCCTAATCTAGAGGCGGATGATGTGCTCGCTATACTCGCGACTGAACGACCCGATAGAAACGACGAGCGTATCATCGTGTCTATCGATAAAGACTTCAAAGGAGTCCCGTGTAAGTTCTACGACTTCAATCGCGATGAGATGCATGAGATCAACGAAGAAGAAGCGAATGCCTATCACTTAATGCAGACGATTGCTGGCGACGCTGTTGACGGATTCAAAGGCGTACCAGGTGTAGGCACAGTTAGAGCAAAGCGTATGCTTGACGATGAAGGCGCGACATGGGCGACGGTTATGAAGGCGTATGAAAAGGCAGGGTTATCGGAAGAAGACGCGTTAACAAATGCGTGGATGGCGTACTTAATTCGTAAGGGACAATATAATAAAAAGAAAAAAGAACTAACATATTTATGGATGCCTGAGGAGTTTACATCCGCTAAGAAGCGTAACTATTCCCATATCATTCATCAGGTTACGGGAGACTTGGACGAAGATTTGTCTCGACCAAAAGCTTTTGAACCATTAAATATATAATATAGTGGAAAATTCTGTTGACAGAAAACTACCCGACCTTAGTAAGGATTTGCTCGACATCTTGGATGCTCGGTTTCCTTCTCGTTGTCCTGATCCTAAAGATAGTGAGCGCGAGATATGGATGAAGGTTGGTCAGAGGAAAGTCGTAGAGTTTCTACAAGACGTTTACGAAGAACAAAATACAACAATCATTTCAACAAAGGTATAATTATGTGCATGGGCGGCTCAACTCCTCCACCACCTCCACCTCCTCCTCCACCACCGCCTCCACCTGCGGCGACAGCCGAACGCGTACAGCCTGCTCAAGCTTCTAAACGCGGTGGATCTACGGTTAAACGTAAAAGAGGTACAGCACAACTTACGCGTCCTTCTATGGGAGGAATGGCTAAGGGAACTGCTGGTGTAAATCTTCCTAGGTAAGTATGCATTACGAAACGGCTCAAAGCCTCTACACTTCGTTAGAGAATACGCGGTGGACATTTCTTGATCGTGCCAGGACTTCATCGGAACTAACCCTTCCGTATGTCCTGCCGCCCGAAGGTCACGGTCCACACACTAAGTACTACACTCCGTTCCAAGGTATTGGAGCGAAGGGTGTAAACAACTTAGCATCGAAGTTACTTATGGCTTTGCTTCCGCCTAACGCTCCGTTCTTCCGCTTGGTCATTGATCGGTATGAACTCGACAAAGCGAAAGCTGAGATGGGTGAAGAACAAGGGGAACAGCTACGCACGGATCTCGAGAAAGCTTTGAGTGAAGTCGAGCGAGCTGTGTCGCAAGAGGTTGAAGTAGAAGCATTTAGAGTAGGAGTTTTTGAGGCGTTAAAGAATCTACTAATTACAGGTAATACTTTACTATATCTTCCTGACGAAGGAGGTATGCGAGTATTCCGTCCTGATAGATATGTCGTTAAGCGTGACCCTATGGGTAATGTTACGCACATAGCTGTGAAGGAAACGGTAGCTCCAATGATGTTACCTGAAGAAGTAAGACAAGAAGTATATAAAGAGTCCAAAGATAATACATGCGATTTATACACTTCGATTGTCAGGGAAGATAATAAGTTCTATGTCCAGCAGGATGTTAAAGGTATCGTCATTGAATCGTCGAAAGGATCGTATTCTATCGACAAGTCACCTTGGATACCTTTACGCTATACACGTATTGACGGCGAGGATTATGGTCGCGGTATCGTCGAAGAGTACATCGGCGATCTAAAGTCTTTAGAGTCATTAACAAAAGCTATCGTTGAAGGCTCCGCTGCTGCGGCGAAGGTATTGTTCATGGTTAATCCTAACGGTACGACCAGAGCGAGGACATTAGCGGAAGCATCAAACGGTGCAATCGTCCAGGGTTCCGACGGCGATGTATCTGTTCTTCAACTTAATAAGTTCAACGACTTTCGCGTAGCTCAACAGGTCATGGCACAGATCCAAGATCGATTAAGTCACGCTTTTCTTTTAAACAGCAACGTCGTTAGAGACGCAGAGCGAGTTACCGCCGAGGAAATACGTATGTTATCACAAGAACTCGAGGCGGCTCTCGGCGGGCTGTATTCTATTTTGTCACAGGAGTTCCAGCTTCCGCTTGTATCGCGTTTGATGGACCGCATGGGCAGGAAGGATCGTCTACCTAAACTACCTAAGGACATAGTCAAGCCTACGATTGTAACGGGCGTTGAGGCATTGGGTCGTGGTAACGATTTGAATCGATTGGATATGTTCCTGGCAGGAGCGAGTCAAGTCGTTGGGCCACAAGCTATCGCTGAGTACGTCAATGTAAGCGACTACTTTAAACGCAGGGCAACCGCGTTAGGAATCGAGACCGAAGGTTTGATTAAGACAGAAGAAGAAATTCAACAAGCCATGCAGCAGGCTCAAATGATGGAGATGGCTCAGAAGTTAGGAGCGCCAGCAATGGGACCCGCTATCAATGCAATGGCTAACCAACAACAACCACAACAACCAACACAACAAGAGGAATAAACGATGGGTGATTACCAAAAAGTAGAGATCAACGAACCTACTACAAACGAAGTAGAACCAGAGGAGAAACCACAAGAAGAAGCTGTCGAACAACAGCCTGAAGTACAGGAAGAGCAACAAGCTGATCGTCCTGAATGGCTACCTGAAAAGTTTGAGTCTGCCGAGGATATGGCGAAAGCTTACTCGGAACTTGAAAAGAAGATGGGAGCAGGGGAGGAAGAAAAAGAACAAGAAGAAACAACAGAAGAGAATGAATCGCAAGAAACTCAACAAGATCTTACGGAGTTACAAAGCCGTGTTAACGACGCTTCTACTAAATACTTTGAAAGCGGTGGTGAGATTACTGATGAAACTTATCAAGCTTTGGAAGAAGTGGGTATTAGCCGCGAGCTTGTGGATCGTTTCAAAGCTGGACAAGAGTCACTTGAAAACGCCGAGATAAGCGACATTCAATCCGCCGCTGGAGACGAGTATGAAGCGATGGCTCAATGGGCAGGTGACAGTCTTGATGATGATGAGTTTAACGCATTTAACGAAGTTGTGAATAATGGTACTGTCCAACAAGCAAAGCTTGCAGTCAAAGGACTATATGCGCGTTATAAATCCGAAGTGGGTGCGACGGGACCGAAGCTTGTCAGCGGAAGTACTACCGGAAGTTCCACAATGCCGTATCAATCGATGCAGGAAGTCAGTCGGGCTATGCAAGATCCTCGTTATAAGAGCGGAGATAAAGCTTATCATAACGAAGTGGATCGTCGTTTGGCGGTGTCTAACTTTTAACAATGTTTGAACTGTTGACACTATTCCTTACAGGAGGCGGAAGCGCCGCGATGGGATCGCTTTTAAAAGGGGTTTTTGGTATGATCGTAGATAGTCGTCAACATAAGTACGAGTTGGAAATGGCGAGGGAGGCGCGAAATAATGAATATGCAATCAAGTTTCAAGAGAGTCTTAACAGTGGTGATGGAGGTGCTTTTACTCGCGCTACTCGCCGGATGCTCGCATTTATCGGAATGGGAGTCATCGCCTTCGTCACATGCCTCACAGCGGTTTATCCGTCAGTCCCAATACTCAGTACAACAAACATTACAGGGGAAGGGCGAACAGAAATTCTTTTCGGGCTCCTCAGTTTTCCAGCAGAGCAAACCGCTATGGTCATTACAAGCGGACACCTCTGCCTCTTTGAATGCTCCGTCGTGTTGCCGATGATCGTCGGTTTCTATTTCACACCCGGAGGAAGGAGATAACAATTTTGACATCTAACAAAGACAGAAGTCGTTGCCCTGTGCGCAGGATAACCTCGAACGAAATCGGCGCGAGAAGTCAGCTAAACACTAACAATAATCTAAATATAAGGAGATAAATAATCATGGCTAATGGAGATACAGATCCATCACGCGTCGGTCAGATTAACTCAGCGGGCGATGTTAACGCATTGTTCCTGAAGAAGTTTGCTGGCGAAATCCTAACGACCTTTGAAGAGAATAACATCTTTAAAAGTCTTCACACAGTACGCACCATCGAGAATGGTAAAAGCGCTCAGTTCCCTGTTACAGGTATTGCTTCCGCTTCTTACTACACTCCTGGTCAAAACATCGCTGATGCTGGAAACAGTTACTTGAGCGACATCAAGAAGAACGAAAAGGTTATCACTATTGATGACGTCCTTCTCGCTTCTACCTTCTTGTCAAACATTGACGACGTAAAGAATCACTACGACATCCGTTCCGTCTACGCTTCCGAGCTTGGTAAAGCTTTGGCACTTCGCTTTGATAGCGCTCTTGCTAAAGTCTTCATCGCTGCTGCTCGCGAAACTACTCCTAATGTAACAGGTGGAAAACTTGGAGGAATCCTTGACGTTTCTGCTAACGCAATGGGAACAGGAGCTGACAGTGCTGACGATTCCGACGACACAGATCCAACAGGAGCTGAACTTGTCGCTGCGTTGTTTACTGCTGCTCAAAAGCTCGACGAAAACGACGTTCCTTCCGACGGAAGATTCGCAGTTCTGCGTCCTCAAGAATACTACAAGTTGATCACAGGTGGCAGCGGTTCACTCGTAATCAACACTTCCGCCGTCAATAAAGACGTTGGAGGATTAGGTTCTATCGCATCAGGAAACATCCCTCAAGTAGCTGGCATCACTATCTACAAGTCCAATCACTTACCTTCAACTGACTTATCAGGTGGAGCAGGAGTTGACGCTGGTGGATCTAACGATGTATTCGGCGCTGGAGGAGTAGGTTATGATGGCGACTTCACCAACTCGCTTGGTATCGTTGCTCACCCTGCTGCTGTAGGTACAGTAAAACTGCTTGATCTTGCTACTGAGTCTGAGTATCAGATTGAGCGTCAAGGAACTTTGTTTGTAGCGAAGTACGCAATGGGCCACGGAATCCTCCGTCCTGAGTGTGCTATCGAATTACAGAAGTAGTTCTTTTCTTGGTTGTGTGGCGGGTGCGTGGTTTTTTCATTCGTTTTACCTCGCACCCGCTCACTTCCTTTATTTAAATATTTTAGTTATGGCACTTACTACAAAGCTTGAAGCAGTAAACACGATGCTCGGAGTCGTTGGAGAATCTCCAGTTAATTCGATTATAACATCTCCTGGTAATAGTCTTCCTGTTTCTGTCGTTACAGCTTTGAATGTGCTTGATGAAGTCAGCCGGGAGATACAGTCGGAAGGCTGGCACTACAACACGGAGCATGAATATCCTCTTGTACGCACGGCTGAGAATAAAATCAATCTCCCAAACAATACATTGAAGGTCGATACTGAGGTTAATAAATATACCGATATAGACGTCGTTCAAAGAGGCACTAAACTATATGATCGCAAGAATCATCGTTATACATTTACTAGCGATCTAGATGTATCTATCACTTTTGAGTTAGAGTTCGAAGAACTACCCCAACAATTTAGAACATATATCATTACAAGATCTTCCCGCAAGTTTGCTAATCGTTATTTAGGCGCACAGGAGATCGAAGGTTTTACCTTACGCGATGAGATCATAGCCAAAGCTTTAGCGGTTGATAGCGACAGCGAGAACGCCGATAGAACAATCTTTGATAACTACGATGTAAAACGCGTACTTGATCGCTAATGCCTTTAATATCCACATCTGTACCGAATCTTGTACAAGGCGTTTCACAACAGCCTGATAACCTTCGCTACCCTGGTCAAGCTGAAGAACAAATAAACGCCTTTAGTTCGGTAGTGGACGGCCTTAATAAACGCCCCCATCGCGAATTGATAAAGGGGTTAGGTACGACGCTTGAAGACGACGCTCTCATACATTTTGTTGATCGTGATCCGCAGAATAAACACGCGATGATCTTCAACCACAACGGCGGCACAACGAGCGTTAATATCGTAGATGTAACTACAGGTAACGCGATTACTACGAATGTAAGCGTATCCGCTCAACCTTATTTAAATAATATTACTTCTCCTTTGTCGCAGCTTAGAGCGTTGACTGTAGCGGATTATACCTTTGTTGCTAATACGAATAAAGCAATAGAGATGACAAGCGACGTTTCTGACGCGTTAGAATACGAAGCTTTAGTGTTCGTTAAACTCGGCGATTACAGTAAAGAATATAATATTTTTATTGATGACGAGAAGTTCACTTATCGAAGCGGTGACGGTACTGGCTCAGGTACAGATTCAACGGGAGGTAGTGCTGCGGATGGTAGTGCTGCAGATACTGAATATATCGCTTCTCAGTTGGATATTACTTTAGAAACCACAGGCTCCGTTGCAAGCGTTACTGTAACAAACGGAGGTAGCGGCTACACTTCACCGCCTAGTGTTACATTTCCTAATCCAGGAGGAGGCGGCGTAAGAGCCGAAGGTTACGCATCTTTAAATGGAGGAGTAGTTAGTGAAGTTGTGATTACTAAAGCAGGATCAGGATATACCTCCGCTACAATCGCGTTAACATTTAGTGGTGGAGGCGGATCAGGAGCGGCAGCTACAGGTAATGTACGATTAGGCAGTATTGCTCAACATGTAATGGTTCGCGGTAATTTACTGAAAGTTAGCCACGCTACCACCGACTTTAATATCAGTGTAACCGACGGTCTGTCTGATCAAGCTTTAGGCGTTATTTATAAAGAAGTATCGAGCATAGCCGAGCTTCCTCAAAAGTGCTTTAACGGGTTTAAAGTAAAGATCAAGGGCGATGTAGAACTCGTACAAGATGACTACTATGTTAAGTTTGTAACGAAGGATAATAAGGATGTTGACGATCACTTTGGTGAAGGCTCATGGGAAGAGGATGTCGGATACGGTGTTAAAACGACATTGGACAACACAACCATGCCGATTCAAATCGTACCTACCTTGGACGCTAATGGTGTAATTACTTCCTATCAAATAGATGTGGCTTCTTGGACAGGTCGATTAGTAGGCGATGATGACACGAATCCTTTACCGTCGTTTGTCACTACCGATCCTTTGATTCCTAAAACGATAAATGATCTATTCTTCTTTAAGAACCGTCTAGGTATATTGACAGACACAGCGGTTTTATTTTCGGAAGCAGATGAATACTTTAACTTCTTTCGTACCACAACTCTATCTCTTTTAGACTCCGCTCCTATCGACGTTGGGGTCGCACATACAAAGGTATCTAAGTTGACTCATGCATCGGCTTTTCAAGAGAAGTTAATCTTGTTCTCCCCGCAATCGCAGTTTGTATTGAGAGGGTCGGATCTACTGACGGCTAAGACGGTTAACATATCGCCTATTACGGAGTATAATGTCAGCTCACAAGTGCGTCCCTTATCGCTTACTAACTATGTTTACTTCAGTTTCCAACGCGATTCTTACGAGGGTGTATACGAGTTCTTTGTTGATCAAGACAGTCAAGTGTTTGACGCGGCGGAAATAACGCAGCAAGTACCGACCTTCTTACAAGGTAACCTCAGAAGTCTTTCAGGTAGTGCCAGTGAGAATGTCATTGTAGCTTCGTCTGATGACGACCTATCCAAACTCTTTGTATATAAATATTATTGGAGTAATAAGGAGAAGATACAATCTGCTTGGATGCGTTTTGATTTTGATAAAGAGATTGTCGGCATGGGCTTTATTGACTCCGATTTATTCATCGTTACAAAGGACGGTTATCTCGAAAAGATGGCGATGGAGTCGGGCCATAAAGATCCAGGCTATGACTATGCTTTACATTTGGACCGTCGCATAGACAACACTTATAGCGGAGTTACCCTATCGTCGTATGATACTATTAATAGAACGACGACTATAAGCGGAATGCCTTACGATCCTGAAGGTGCGGTCGTTTATACAAAGACAGGGATACGACTACCTATAACGCGTCTTAGTGCGACCTCATTTACGGTTAGATACGATGTTACGGATAAACCGTTTTTTGTTGGCTTTGAATACGAGATGTCTTACACCTTCTCCATACAAACTTTAAAACAACCAACCGAGCGTGGAGGGCGATCATCTAGTAACTTCACGAAACAACTACTAAGAAACGGAGCTATTGACTATTCAGACACAGGACACTTTACGGTGGAAGTAACGCCACTTTATCGTGATACTTATAGCTATGCTTTTAATCCTACTAAGCTTGGGGCAGATGCGGTTATTGGATCTCTTGTACTTGATAGTGGATCGTTTAGGTTCCCTATACAAGCGCGTCATGACGAGGTGGAAATAAAACTAACATCTACATCTGCATTGCCTATGAAGTTATTGTCGGCAGAGTTTGAGAACTTCGTGCATTCCCGTTCAAAACGATATGGATAATGAATACTATACTTACAAAGATTGCATTGTTGAGCCCGCAAACGGCGATTATGACGCAGATGCTTTGTACGCTGATATGAGAACGTTAGATATGCTTGAGATAATAGGACTAGGCAATCATCCTCGTTTAGCACTTGTTGAATCCTACAAAGTAACCGAGAGACCCTGGACGATATTGACGCGTGATTATCGCATGATAGGCTCGTTTGGAGTCGCTAATTCTACGATTGAAGGCATGGGCGTACCTTGGTTATTAGGAACTCATCGTATGCATTTAATCAAAAGAACTTTTATCGCAAACTCAAAAGAGTGGCTAAGTCGTCTATTTAATGATAAATATGAAGTGTTAACTAATTATATTATGGAAGAAAACACACTATCTATACGCTGGCTAAAATGGCTAGGAGCGTCGTTTAATGACTGCGATGTAGAAGGTTATAAACAATTTACTTTTTATAAGAAATAATCGTTATGTGTGATCCTGTAACATTGACAACAATAGCGGTAGTTTCCGGCGGCGCTCAGTACATCGGTCAACGCCGTATGGCGCGCCAGCAAGCTCGTTATCAAGCGAGAGCGTCGGAGATGGAACGGCAACGGGCGATGCAGGAACAGTCGGCTATGCGGATTCGTCAAGCACAGGAACAAGAAGCAGCTAACAGAGAATTGGCAGATGTATCGTTAAAGAGTCGTGAGGCACTCGCTAAAGCCCGTACAAGTGCGGGAGAAGCGGGAGTAAGCGGAGCATCTGTCGAAGCTTTACTTGACGACTACACCCGCCAGGAGGCTGCTTATAGAATCGGTATTAGTCGTCAGCGGGAACTACAGGATGTGCAGACAGGATTAGCTTTAACGGACGCTGGTTATCGCACACAAATGCGTCAAATAGATATTAACCGTCCTATCAATAAACCGAGCTTCCTGACGGCTGTTGCTTCTACCGCTCTTAACGCTGCAAGTGCTTACGCTACGGGTCAACAGATACAACAAAATAAGACTTCCACAGGCTAGATAATATTATGGCTTCTTTAGACGACCTAGTTAAAGCATCGCGTAGTAAACGCGTTCAAGTTGCGGATCTACCGGACGCTCCCAAGCTTCAGCCTACGATTAGAAGCGGCGGTCAGTACACGGTAGCTGTACAGCAGGCAGGTCGTAATAAGCTGATGGATTTAGCGGATGCTTTATCTAAGGTTAATCCCATTCTTCAACAATACGGAGCCATCCAAAAAGCAGAACGCGAATATCAACGCGAACAAGGCGAATTGTTTGCGATGGAATCTCCCGAGAAAGCGATGGAAACGCTCGATGCACAGCGCGATAAAACAAAGCAAGAACTTCGTAAGTTACGCGAACAAGGCGTTATTGACGAGCGTTCTGATCCTGAGTTCTTACTGGGTATTAGAGCGGCTAGAACAAAGGTACAAGCGAAGGAATTTAGAAACAATTTATTAACGGACGCAGAAGCGTTACAGACAGATAACCCAACAGGATTAGCACAGGAGCGTATAGCTGAGTTTTTACAAGGTGTTGATAGTCAATATGCTAAACAGGCGGTTGCTCCGATGTTAGATGCGATTGGAAACGAATTTGTAAACACAGTTACAAGACAGCAACAAGATGCGGCTATAGCACAAGGTAAAACCGATTGGTTGAACATGGCGGGGGGTTCGTTTAAAGCCTGGACAGCGAATGAAGCGGAGTTGAATAGTCCTGAGTTTCGTGAGTGGATTAATGATCCAGCAGGGGCGTTTAAAGGGAATCGTGAGTTTGTTCTCCAGGAAATGATTCAACCTATGCTGATGGATATGACCGAGCGTGGTAATGTCGCAGGTGCTTTGCGTAAGATTCAACAACTCAAAGATTGGAAGATAAACGAAAAAGGAGCGAAGTTTATTACGAGTACAATGCAGGATTCATTAAACGCATTGGAACGGACGATAGTCAGTCAGGGAGCTTATTGGCAACAGCAAGCAGTCACGACTTACAACACAGTATTAGATGAAGCTACAGGTCCGTTTACTGCTGAGTTTTTACAACGACTAAACGAAGGTAAGCCAATTACCGAAAACTACTTTAAAGATTGGTCGGGGAGAGCTCGTGAGGAATTGTCGGCTAAAGGCGTGAAGCCTAACAATGTCGAAGAATATATTACAAAACAACGGGAAGAAGCTAATAAAACTTACAACCGTCAAAGACCTGATACTGTCGCCACAGATTCCGTTATATTAGGCTCTATCCGTGGTAACTTAAACTTAGGAATTGATCAACGAAGTCAGATTGATGTAGCCAGAGATAACGGGGAGTTAAGTCTTTCCGATTATAAATCTTTATTACAAGCAAACGCGGATGAAACGGACTTCGAAGCGAATGTAATGCGTCGTCAACCTGTTAGGGATTATTCGGATATCATTGAAAACAGATTTAGCGATAAGGCGATAAAAGACGGTCTACCTATACCTATGGTCGATAACGCGACTAATATCGTAAAGGATATAACAGGCATAACTAAGAAACAAATACCGGGTAATACTTTAATAACTTTAAAAGCAACTGCTTCACAGATATTTCGAGATGAAATGCGTAAAGAGCGTGATCGGTTAGTTCTTCAAGGCATGGGTCAACTATCGCGTCCTGAATTAGATAGACAATTAGATGACCGTGTGGCAGTTGTTTACGAGAACATCTCACCTCAAATTGAAGAAATGGTCAGAACAAAGTTAAAAACGGCTCAATTTAATTTAGGAAGTTATTTTGATAAAGATGTTTTAGACGGGTTTGACAGAAGAGTCCCAAGTTCCGTTGAGGCTTTAAATTCAGTTCTACATCGTATAGGTTTCCAAAAAGACGATTTTCAAGGGAAGGCTGATTTTCTCAACGCTTATCGCACAAATCATATTGATTAAAAATGTCTAATAAAGTTTATACCGCCGAAGATTTCATGCCGCAACAGGACTTGGTAGATGTACCGGGCACAGCACAACGTCAAGACATCTTAGATCCTGAAACGGAAGAAGCTAAAGGGTTATGGCAGGAAACTAAGGCGATTGCTATGGAGACCCTACCTGGCCTAGGTACAGGAATAGCGACGAGTCCTTGGTTGTTAGCCGGGCCTAAAGGTTGGATAGGTTATGGGTTATTGAACTTCGCTACAGGACTAGGAACTAATACAATCGCGCAGAAAATGCGTAACCCCGAAAAAGACACTAGCTTTAAGGAGGCGACTTTAAACGGAATTTTTACTGCGGTCCCTGGATTATATCCCCTTAGAACCGCTAAATTAGGTAAGAAAGGTTTGATGGGAGTTAGAGCCGCTGAAGGAGGGATTATGGCTGGCGGTGAAGAATTTGGTCGTCAGTTAATTGACATATCCGAAGGTGAGAGGGAAGCTTTAAGTCCGTTTGAGATTGGCTTTAGCACTGTCATTGGATCAGGTTTAGGAGCAGGTATGGGGCGTTATGAGCACGGGATGTTTAATCGTGCAGGAGTATCTATGCAACAAGCTCAAAAGATACAGACGCAGATGGAGGCTCATGTAGCGGATCGTATTAATACGATTGATGGTCTACTTAAAAAGAACCCGGAATTAGCCGACGGCGAAATGGGTAGAGCTTTACAAAAGGAACGTGAAACTTTAGCCGAACAACTCACCGAAGTATCGCGTACGGATCGCAAATATTTAGAAGGTCTGCGAGATAGAGCTCAAGCGAAAAAGGAAGAACAAGAAAAGCAATGGGCAGAGATTGTTAAAGAATTTCAAGAAGAAAAGCCCGAAGGGTTTGAAACAGTTCTTAGACCTAAAGGCGAAGTCCCAACAACAGCGAAGCCTAAACCTAAGCCTGAACCTGAAGTTGAAGCCGAAGTTACACCTCCATCCAAGTTAACAAAAGAACAAAAGCTCCAAGCTCTTGAGCGAATGAAGATGAGCGACGAGGATTTACTGAACTACCTCGAAGGTAAGACCGATTTACTACCGATTAATGTCGGGGCTTTTACCGACCAGCAAGATGTACAACGTTCTATGGCTGCGGTTTTAGAACAAGTTAAAGAAGGGTTTAAAAAGCGTGGACCTAAAACTGATCGTGAATCATTAATAAAAAGATCAGCGGAACTTCGTAAGCAACTGAATCCCGATATTGACCCGCTTAAATATACCAAGGAAATAGCTAAAAAATCTGAAGACATGATCTTCGAAAGCGTCGTGGCGGATTCCATGACCCTAAACGCTTTTAAACAATTCAATAAGAAACTAAGCGGAGATTTAGATTTTAACGACCCAGCGGTTATTAACGACATAATGGCAGACTTTGACCGCCTCGGCGAGTTCGCTGAAGCTTCAGGATCTATCGGCAGTAACGCTGGTAAACTATTACAAAGTAGAAAAGTGTCGAGAGACCAACTAGCGGCTGTGGTAAGTCAAATGGAAAAGGATGCTATTACCGCCGAACAAAAGCTAACTAAAAAACTTGTTAAATACTCGAAGGACCTTTCTCCTGAAGAACTGCAAAAGCAATTACAAGATTTAGGCGGTTTAAAAGCGTTGCGTGGTTTAACAACAGAACTCCGTGTGTTACGGGATACAGGAAAATTAGGTCGTATGCTTGAGCTAAGACGGCGTGGTGTAGCGGGTAAAGTCGCAGCCATGACTACGGAAGTTTTGTACAGTAACATTCTTAGTGGTCCAGTTACGCAAGCTGCCGCGTTTACAGGTAATACTTTTATGGGGATATATTCGCTGTCCAACCAAGCTTTAGGCGCGTTAGTAGGCGGGGATTTAAAGACTTCTAAACACGCAGTAATGACGGCACGAAACCTTTTACACGCGTTACCGGATGCGTGGGAAGCCGCTAAGGTCGCCGCTAAAAACTCCAAAGGACAAATGGCTCTTGATTCTCATTTTGAGAAAGTGGGTGGTAAAGCCTTTTCTATGGAAGAGACGGGTTTGAGCGGAGCTATTGGTGAGGGTGTGGAGAATCTTGGTGAGCTCATGGCGTACGGGCCTAAAGGTTTAGTATTTCAGGACGAGTTTTATCGTCACTTATTTGCTAAGTCTCAAGTAAAATCTTTATTGTCTCAGGAGTACAAAGATCTTGTAGCTAAAGGCGAAGCCCCTGTCGAGGGGATGACTGATTATATTGAAGGTAAGATGTCCCGTTATTTTGTAGATGGTAAACGCTACAAGACTCAAAACGACGTTCAGATGGAAGCTGTAAGACACGCTCAAGAGCAAGGACTTGACGGCGATGAGGCGGTTGATTTCATTAAGAATTACACGAAAGAAAATTGGAATACTAAACTTTCGAGTGAAATGGAATACTTAAGACAGTTTGGTGATCGTATTACATTTCAATCGGATCTTAAAAAAGGTTATGGGCCGTTTGAATCGTTAGGAGTAGGCGTTCAAGAACTAAGGACTGAAGGCGGTGCTACAGGTTTCATGGCTCAATATCTTGTTCCGTTCATCAAAACTCCTGTTAATATCTTCAAAGAGTTCGGAGGTACTACAAGTCAATTCGCTGAACTTCCCGGTATTGGTCGATTGTGGGCGCGATCGCGCGAGGAGTTAATGAGCGATAATCCTATGATTAAAGCTAATGCCCGTGGTCGTCAAATTGTTGGGGCAGGACTTTGGGCGAGCGCTCTTTATTTAGCTGACCAACAAATTATTACTAATAGCGGTCCTCGAGATTATAAAGAACTAGAAAATAAGAAAGCTACAGGATGGATGCCTAACGCGATTAACACATCCGCCCTTAGTCGCTATTGGGAAACAGGCGATAGTGGAGGAGAGCAATTAGGTGATAACTATATCAGTCTTCAACGAGCTGATCCTGCTGCGACTATAACAGCTTTGTCTGGCGATTTAATGCGGGCCAGGGAAGATAATGATTTTTCAGATGACGAGCTTACTTACTTAATGCAGACGACCGCGTTTGCTTTGAGTAGAGCGGTAGGACAAAAGAGTTATCTAGAGACTGTTGGAGGATTTTTAGATGCGTTGGTTAGTGGTCGTGTAGCCGCTGAAGACGACTATGGATCTGCTGTACTCGAAGACGTCACGCGTCGTGCAGTGCCTTTTGGTTCCGCTCTTAACACTCTAGGGCGAACCGATGATCCATATATACGCGAAGTAAACGGTCCGCTAGAAACTCTTTTAAATCGTTTACCTGGCTTTGTGCAAACACTTGATCCAGCTCGTGATGCATTTGGTCAACGGAAGCCTTCATACGGCGGAGGTTTAATGCGTAGAGAAGTAAACGCTATCAATCCTTTTACGATGTCTAAATCGCGTGGTGATCGTTCCGTTGAAGCTATCTTGAAATACAGAAGTGGCTATGCTTTTCCCGATCCTAAAAGAACTATACCCGGTTTGGATCTACGGGATATAAAGGTAGAAGGTTCCAATCAGTCTTTATACGATAGATGGAAACAGATATATTCAGAAAGCGATGTTAAACAAGCGGTTATAGAAGCTTATGATAATCCTGACTTATCAAAGATTACAGTTCCGCGAGCTGGTAATAGTTTGCCTGAAGTGCAAAAAGAAGCTATAAGCAAAGTTTTTGAGGCATATAGAAATGCAGCTTTCGGTCAATTGTTAGAAGAGTATCCTATGTTACAGAAACAATACGAATATAATGTCGAACTACAAACGCTTCAATTCGAAGGTAAGGAGCTTCCGAAGGAAACCGTCGCACCTGAATTACAGGAGTTAGTAAAGTAAACCTTGAAACAATCGCAATTAAAAAGTAATAATATAACACAGAAATCATGCCGAACACATACGTAGAATATACTTCCGCTATATCGGATCAAGTTGAGAATGGTTTTGAATTTTCTTTTCCATACTTAAACGACCTGGATGGTACACCTTTAATTGATGTTTATGTCAACGGCACTCAAATATTGTCGAGTCAGTTTTCAATTAGCGCTTCTAAAATCGTTATAACTTCGGGTGTGGTCGCCGTTGGAAACGTCGTTAAAATTACCCGCAATAGTACGACGGCTTCGCCGTTGGTTGATTTCGTTAATGGTTCTGTTCTTACGGAGGAAGCCCTTGATGACGCTTATCTTCATAACTATTATCTATCCCAAGAAGCTGCGGAAGGTTCAGCTGGTGAACAACTTACTAAGAAAGGTACGGATCATTACGACGCTGACGGTGCTAAGATAACAGACCTAGGCGATCCAACGGACGCACAAGACGCTGTTACAAAAAGCTACGTTGATACTCAAGACTTTGCAGACCGTGCTTATATCGACGGTTTAGGACTCGACCATTTTGACGGTAGTAACTTGTCAGCTAATGTTGATATGAATGGCAATCGTATTACTGAAATGGCAGACCCATTAGGTGTACGGGATGTTGTTAATAAACAATACGTCACTGGAGTAGCTGATCAGTTAACACTAGGTACTGGTGCTCCTCCGGGCTTTTCTACTTTTACACAAACAGGGTCTGATACAGACTTTGAGTTAACTTTCACACCTAACCACAGCGACTCTCAATCTTACTTGGTAACAGTAAACGGAGCAGTACAATCACCCAACGACTATACGATAGTAGGAGGTTTAAATGTACTACGCTTTGACTCAGCTCCAGCAGCTAGTGCGTCTATTGTTATTATTGAAAGAGGATACAGATACGCTTATTCATATATGGCAAACACTTTAGACTATGGCTCTGTAGCTGTAGCAGGAGCAGACGACTACGTCGATTACGGAGCAATACTATAAAACTTAATAACTATGAGTAACATACAAGTACAATTACGAAGAGGAACAACAGCTCAACATGGCAGCTTTACAGGAGCACAAGGTGAACTGACAGTAGACACCGATAAGAACGCATTAGTGCTACATGACGGGGCGACTCAAGGCGGGATACAAGTAGCTAGAGACGAGGTTATAGCGACGGGTTCAACGACGGCTAGAAGTCTTGATGATAGGTTTGCTGACGCTGTGAATGTGTTGGACTATGGGGTAAAGAATGATGGTACAGATCACACTACAGGAGACGATAACGCTACTCGGATTCAAAGTATTATAGATACCAAAAAATCTGTTTACTTCCCTAAAGGTGAATATAAAATATCTACTGCCTTAAATTTAGATAGTGTTACAATTTATGGTGAGGGTATGGATAGTACCATAATAAAACCATACGATTGTAAGGCTTTAATAATTGATGGTACAGGACTTGTGGGGGGTTATGCGAATTATGTTACTGTTCGAGACTTGACGATTGAATGCGACAATATTACTAATGCACAAACTGAAGCTGTATTAATTAAAGATTCTTACAGGATAAACTTTGAAAGAGTTAAAATATGGCAAATACCGATTGGATCGGGTGTTGATGTAGGTGTGAGACTATCGGGAAAATGTTTATCTAATTGTTTTAATAACTTGTCGATAGTCGGTAATGGATCGGGCGGCAGTTTTACGAACTCTTGTTTATACCTAAACACATCTTCCGACGGACAATCAAAACCTACATTTTTTAACTTAGACGCAGAAAACGCAACGACGGCTGTTTATATTGATTCTGACACTTCTACTGATGTTTACAATATATACGTAGAACGAACTAATAAAGGTGTTTATATAAAATCAAGTCCTACAAGTGCGTACCCTGTGGATGTTAATTTTATGGGCGGTACTATGATTATACCCTACGAGGGTAGTAGTGGTTTTAGTTTTGAAGGCACTTTTAGTAACGAAGAATCATACAAAATAAGCAATATACAGTTTGGTTCCTCTGATAAATTAACTAGAAATTTAGCTTTTGTAGAAAATGTTTCGTTTGTTTGGAATAATAAATCTAAAATCTCTTTAACAAATATAAATTGGGATTGGATTAAGTATAGTAGAGTTCTTGAACACGCTATAGCTTTTTATCCCGATCACCCCACAGCTACAAAAGAATTACAAAATTATAAAAGTATTATACGAAAAACAGATGTACCCGATCTTACTGCTACTGATATATTTAAATTAGACGGCCTAAATGCCGGAGGTGCGGGGCAAGGTGCGTCAGGAGTTTTTGTAACGGTCAAAGCCTTTTTAGATTTTAATGGTTATGGAAAGGCATTAGAGCAAAGTGTTTTCGTGGTTCAAGACAGAAGCGACCAAAACGCTTTTATTTGCGATAAACAGGTATTAGCAAGTACGGTTCACAATGATGTATCTTCTAATTTTTCGGTAACATCACTTGAAGTGTCCGCTATAGAAGATACAGATAACATCAGATTTCAAGTAACTGTAGATTTCAACACAGCCGTTTTAACAACTGTTAATCCTGTTTTTGAAGTTGAAGTAATAGGCGAATGCGATTTCACAAAACTTTAAAATTATAAAAACATACGAGTAACGTACAAGTAGGAATGAATGGTCTTGTAAAAAATATTTTAGATGATCCTGAAAACCCTGATAGCGAAATCACTAAATCTGTGAAATATTCTGTACTTTACATGAAAGCTATTAAAGCACTACAAGAAGCTATGGATAGAATAGAAGTTCTTGAAGCTAAAGTAGAAACCTTGCAATCATAATGACCGAATCACTCTCCCACTTCTTAGATACCGCTCTCGGTGTTATACTTGCCGTTATCGGGTGGATGATAAAGAAACTGTCAGATAGATTAGAGAACGACGAGAAACGACTGACTAGGATAGAGGTGGAGTTAGCAGCACAAAGTGAAAGAGACACTGCTGTTGAGAATCGTATGGGTGGACTTGAAACAAATATTAAAGAGATAAACACTAAGCTTGATCGTATGATGGAGCTGCTAATGAAAAGATAGATATGCCAAAAGGATTATACGCAAACATAAACAGAAGAAAGAAACTCGGTATTAGCCGTAGTAAGAAGAAGTCAACGATTAGCCCTAAAGCTTACAGTAACATGAAGCGTGGGTTCCCGAAGAAGAAGTAAGGTGGGTGTATCGTTGTCCATAGGCAGAGGTGAGAAAAGCCGTAAAGGTGGACTCACTGCAAAGGGTAGACGTAAATACAATCGTGCTACTGGGTCTAATCTGAAAGCTCCTCAACCCAGTGGTGGTCCTCGTAAGCGTTCCTTCTGTGCTCGTATGTCAGGAGTAAAGGGACCAATGAAAGACAGTAAAGGCAGACCTACCCGTAAAGCTTTAGCGTTGCGTCGTTGGAAGTGCTGAGTATGCCTCGTCGTCCAATAGCTCGTCCTCACCCTCTGTCTGCTCAACAACGGACACTAGCAGCTGTATCTTCAGGAAAGGTGAAGGAGAATAAAGAGAGAGCTGACGAACTACAAACGAAGGTTACATCGCTGGAGAGTGATCCATTTTTTGTTACTATTGACGGGGGTGGTCCTGTATTGGACGACACTGATATATTCGACGGAGGACAACCAGATGCCTAGTTTTACAAAACGTATACAATTAAGACGTGGTACTTATGCTGAGTGGCGGGAAGAGAACCCTGTACTGTTGGAAGGGGAAGTTGCTATCGAGCTGGATACTGACCGTAATCGTATTAAGATAGGAGACGGAACGACTGCTTGGAACGAACTACCTTACTTCCTAGACGCACGTGAAGAAGAAGTGGGTGACCACGCAGAATTTCTTGAAGGCTTGACAGGTGATCCGTAATTCACTAACAAGTGTCGGATTTAACCAATTAATGAAAATAAAATATGAGCGTATGGTATCAAATGGGACAGAGCGTCAGGAACTTATTAATATCTCTTACTAGCACTAGCAAGGCTATATTAGACACTGAGAGTAACATTCAAGCAAGGACTGACGACGACTTAGGAACGATGGCGTATGCCACGGACACTAATAAATTGTATGTATTTACAGACTCAGGATGGCAAGCTGCTCAATAGTTTTGACAATCAATAATCACTAACATAAATATAATCACTAATGGCTAACATACTTCAACAAATCGGACAGACCGTTAAG